GATAATAAAGTAGGTTACATCGCACTTGAAGAGAATATTGAGCGATCTGGTCAAGGCATCTTAGGTTTAGAGTTAGGAAAACTGCTTCATCTAGATCCGGTGGAGATTGATGAAAAGTATCACGAAGCTTACGATAAGACTATAGGTTCCGGCAGGTTCTTTCTTTATGATCATTGGGGATCTCTTAATACTGAGCAACTCCTTAATCACATCAGGTACATGGTTCAAGCAATGGGAGTCGAATACGTTGTGCTTGACCACATTAGTATAGTTGTAAGTGGTATGCAGGAAAGCGAGATGGGCAACGAGAGGAAAGCTATTGATGTTCTGATGACAAGACTTAGAGCTTTGGTTGAAGAGAGTAACTTTGCTTTATTGTTAGTCAGTCACCTTAAGCGACCGGAAGGCAACAGAGGTTATGAGGACGGATTGATGCCAAATTTATCTGCACTCAGGGGCAGTCAGAGCTTAAGCCAGTTATCGGACATAGTTTGCAGCTTGGCGAGGAATTTACAGGGAGAAGAAAAAAACGTCACGAAATTAAGCGTACTTAAAAACCGTTTTTCTGGGGAAACTGGCCTAGCCTGTTCCTTAGAGTTTTGCCCTCAAACCGGAAAACTAACAGAAGTAGAAGTGAAGGGAGAATTTTAATGTGGATACTTCCAAAGAAGCTATTAGACACCTTTCACTCTGCTCTGGTTACGAAGGCATTGGACTCGGACTTAGAAGAATCTTCCCAAACATTACAGAAGTCGCTATGGTGGAGAGGGAAGCTTATTCCTTGGCCGTCTTGGTTAAGGAAATGGAAAAAGGGCGGCTGGATCAGGCTGCTATTTGGACGGATGTTTCTACCTTCCCATTCAGAAAGTTTCGAGGAATGCTGGACATCCTCAGTTCTGGAATGCCGTGTCAGCCCTTCAGTAATTCTGGCCTTCGCAAGTCAGACAGAGACGAACGACACCTCTACCCCTTCATCGAAGATGGAATTAGAGAGTGCCGACCTCCCATTGTTTTCTTGGAAAACGTCGAAGGAATTATCACAACAAAAACCAGAGAAGGAGAACCTGTTCTCAAATTTATCCTCAGAAGGTTGGAAAAATTGGGTTACATCTGCGAGGCAGGAATATTTTCAGCGTCTGAAGTTGGAGGAGGACACCAGAGAAAAAGAGTATTTATACTGGCCTACTCCGACAGCACGGGACTGGAAGGACGGGACAGCAAAAGCTTGCAAGAATACTCCGGTAAATTCGCTTCTGGGAAGACAGATCCACCACGCAAAGTACCTGCCCCAATCAACAAGCCTCAACATCTCTGGGAACCCCCTCGAACAATTAAATCCTGCGTGGGTAGAAAAATTACAGGAGTTGCCGACAGGGTGGATAAGCTTAGACTCTTGGGAAACGGAGTGTTCCCTAGAACAGCAGAAAGAGCTTTCAGAATTCTCTCAAAAAAACTAACACAAAGAATAAAGAAATGAAATATACAATACTGATATCTGACATCGAAACTAACGCCATAAAAAACTGGCAAACACTGGATGGTCTGGAAAAAATTCACTGTCTTACTGTGATCGACCCAGCCACTAACGAG